AAAACATTTATAGGAGAATAAAATGGCAGATTCAAAGAAATTCGAAGAGATGCTCGAATGCTTAGTTAATAATGACAAAGCAGGCGCAGAAGATCTTTTCCATAGTATTGTAGTACAAAAATCACGTGAAATTTATGAAAATCTTTTAGAAGATGATCTTGATGATGAAGAAGTAGATGTAGCTTCTGATGAAGAAGTTGATGAAGATTCTGATGATGAAGAAGTTGATGAAACATCTCATGATGATGATGATGATGATGATGATGAAGAACTTGACGAAGATTTTAACCTAGACGAATTTGAAGTTGAAGGCGAAGATGATCTTGATGACGGACCAGCAATGGGCGGTGATCCTACAGACGGCATGATGAACGATATTGCTGACATGGGCGAGCCAGAAGGCGACGAAGATCCTGAAGGAGAAGGCGACGTAGAAGATAGAGTTGCTGATCTTGAAGACGCTTTAGACGAACTTAATGCAGAATTTGAAGAAATAATGAATGGCGAAGGCGACGAAGGCGACGAAGGCGAAGCTGACGGCGACGAAATGTCAGATGATGATGCAGACATGGAAATGCCAGCTGATGGAGAAGAAGCTCCTGCAGATGATATTGAAATGGAAGCAACTGATGAAGAAGTTGAGGAAGAGTCAGATGAAGACTTAACTCCGACAGAGCAGATGCGTGAATATGTTGAAAAAGTAACAGCTAAAATGGGCGACAATGGTGCAAGCACTAAGTCAACTGTAGCTGGTGCAAACAATATGGGCGGAAATGCTGGAAACTTAGTACAAGGCCAAGAAGCTGACACTAAAGGTACAACAGGCGGACTAGCTGCAAATACTTCTAAAGAAGAAAATGCAGGCAACGTTAATGTTCCTGGAGGCAAAGCATCTAAGTCATTAAAAGGTACTAAAGGCCATGGCGCTGAGAAAAAAGGCCAAGGCGATACTGCTACTAACAAGAAATCAATTATATAATTGTTAGTTAAATTAAGGAATAATGGATGATACAAAATCTAGCTGAGGTACTGACATTCGACCAAGCAAAAATAGTCGTTGAGTCTGCCAATGAAGGGAAAGACTTGTATATGAAAGGTATTTGTATACAAGGCGGAGTACGCAACGCTAATAAGCGTGTGTATCCTGTGAACGAAATTGGTAGGGCTGTCAAAACTCTCAACGATCAATGTGCAGGAGGATATAGTGTTCTCGGCGAAGTTGATCATCCAGAAGGACTTAACATTAATTTAGACCGCGTAAGCCATATGATTACAGAAATGTGGATGGATGGACCAAACGGTTACGGCAAATTAAAAATATTACCAACTCCTATGGGAATACTAGTTAAAACAATGCTTGAAAGCGGAGTTAAACTTGGTGTATCCTCTAGGGGCTCTGGTAACGTATCAGAAAGCGGAAATGGCGAAGTTTCCGAATTTGAAATAATCACTGTGGACGTTGTGGCTCAGCCTAGCGCCCCTGGTGCATATCCTACACCAATTTATGAAACATTAATGAATGCACGTGGGGGAATGAAGGCTTATGAATTAGCACAGGCAACAAAACACGATACTAAGGCACAAAAATACTTAAAAGAATCTCTGATCAATTTGATCAGTAGACTCCAATAAAAGGAGGAATAAACATGTTGGATGCACTAAAAACACTTTTTGAAAACGACGTTGTTTCAGACGAAGTGCGCCGAGAACTTGAAGAAGCATGGGATAGTAAGATTAAAGAAAATAAACTTGCTGCTACTGCTGAACTCCGTGAAGAATTTGCTCAGAAATATGAACACGATAAGTCAACTATGGTTGAAGCTATTGATAGTTTAGTTACTGAGAGATTATCAGAAGAAATGAGAGAGTTTACAGAAGACCGTAGACAACTTTCAGAAGCTAAAGCAAGGTATGCAGTAGCAATGCGTAAAAACGCAACGGTACTAAAAGGCTTTGTAATGGAATCACTTAAAAAAGAAGTGACTGAACTACACGAAGAACAAAAGGCAATGGCTAACAACTTTTCAAAACTTGAAGAGTTTGTAGTCGACGCACTAGCCAACGAAATATCTGAGTTCTACGAAGATAAAAAAGACTTAGCTGAAACTAAAGTAAAACTTATTAAGAACGCTAAGACGCACTTGAATACTGTTAAAGAAAACTTTATTCAAAGAAGTGCAAAAGCAGTATCTAATACCGTTGATAAAGCACTGAGAGGTGAAATTACACAACTTAAAGAAGATATTGACACTGCACGTAAAAATGATTTTGGACGTAAATTGTTTGAAGCATTTGCAAATGAGTATCAAGGAAGTTATTTAAATGAGAAATCAGAAACTTCTAAGTTACTAAACGTTGTTAATGTTAAAGACAAGCAGTTAGCCGAAGCAAGAGCATTTGCTGTTAAAGCAAAGAGAGTTGTTGAAGCACAAGAAGTTGCAAAGAAACAACTTGTTGAATCTGCAAAGCGTAAAGAAATTATGCATAGCTTGGTTGCACCATTAAGCAATCCACAGCAAGCAATTATGAAAGACTTACTGGAATCAGTTCAAACTACTAGACTACAATCACAGTTTGAAAAGTATCTACCAACCGTTATTGACGGTGATGCACCAGAGAAAGCTAAAAAGGCTAAACTAACAGAAGGCAAAGTAATTACAGGCAATAGAGAAACAGTTCAAACACCAAACTCAGTGGACGATTCAAATGTTATTGATATCAAACGTCTAGCTGGAATTAAATAAGGAGATAATTATGTCAGAACTACTAGAAAGTCGCTGGCAGGAAACCAAAAGTGCATTACTTGAAGGCCTTAACGGCACAAAGAAAAGCGTTATGGCAAGTACACTCGAGAATACTCGCAAGTACTTGGCAGAATCCGCAGGCACTGGTGCAACTTCCGCCGGTAATATCGCAACACTTAACCGTGTTATTCTTCCAGTCATCAGACGTGTGATGCCAACCGTTATAGCTAACGAATTGGTAGGCGTACAACCTATGACAGGTCCCGTGGGTCAGATCCACACACTTCGCGTTCGTTAT